AACAATAACTTACCGAACATAAGCTTAACCCTATAGCCTCAGTGGACTCTGGGGCTGGACTAACAGGAGACAACAATGTCACTAACTAAAGAAGTAACAGCAGACAAAATCGAAGTAGTAACCGGCGAGAACGGCTCTGTCGTTCAAGTGCGCACTGCTACTAAGATCGTCGAGAATGGCGAGGTCATCTCGTCAAGCTATCACCGTCACGTTATCAACTCTGGAGACGACTGGTCATCAGAGCCTTCTAACGTACAAGCTATCTGCAACGCAGTATTTGGAGCATAACAATGGCTACATGGACAATCGCAACACTAGAGCGGGAGCTGTCAGACGGTGGTGTAGTAGTAGCACACTGGCGTGTATCTGAGGTGGACGGAGACTACTCTGCTTCTGCCTATGGCACCGTAGGTTTTGCGCCTGACGCTTCTGCTTCTGACTTCGTTGCTTACGACAGCCTTACTGAGTCTGCTGTACTGGCATGGGTACATGAGTCAGTAGACAAAGACGCTGTCGAGGCGGCACTAACAGCCGATATCGCAGCGCAAAAGACACCCACTACCGGCGACGGTACACCTTGGTAAGGAGCATTAAGTGCTAACAGTAAACGGCGTAGAATACACTGAAGACCAACTGTCACCAGAGCAGAAGTATCTAGTGGCCCTGATTCAGGACGTAGAAGCCCAGTTAGAGCAGTTGCGAATGAAGGCAGACCAACTAAATGCCTCTCACGGCGCGCTTTCTAACACGCTTGTTAATTCGTTCAACGAGGAAGAAGACCCACAGGACGATGACTAATGGCGATAGTTCTTGCCGCGGCGGTTTCCCTACCGGCCCTATTTGTAGCTGATGGTTACGTTGCTGCCGATTACACGGTAGACCAGCGCGCGCAAGAATCCTCCTCTCGCCTTGTAGCAAAGAAAGATATCAACAGCTCTGCGTTACTTGCGGAGCGACTGTACGTTGCCGATGACTATTATGCTGACGGGTACACTGATGACCCGCGGCGTGCAGAGGGCTACGCACTTATACCGGCTACGCTGGTTAGAGACCAAGACACGATTGGTATCTTCCCGGTATCTTCTACACTAGCGGGCCCGGCGCTTACGCAGGCAGCGGGCGCACAATCAGACGTAAACAGCGCCAGTTTTGCCGCATCATTCCGCGTAGAAACTACGGGCATGGCGGCATCCGCCACGTCTACCATGATCATGCCGTTTGGTATGTCGAAAGACGCTGGGGCGGTTTCATCCCAGAACAAGAACCCGGGAGAGTTTTATGTAACGAGCGGCTACGCAGTTACAGGCTATGTAGAGGACTCGCCACGCCTTTACACTAACTCGCTTGTCGCAGCAGAAGCAGTCCGTAATGGGCACTTTATCCCTGTCGCGTCTTCTGCAACTGATGTGGGTGTCACGCAGGTTCATGCGCTCGGTGCGGCTGTAGAGGCGCTTGTAAGCTCTACATTCGCAGGTTCACGCATAGAGTCTACCGGTTACCTATCAAGTGCATCGGCAACTACGCTGATACCGATGACACGGGTCAAAGAGACCGGGTACAGGGCAGACGGGACTAGCGCAACAGATGCAGGCGGTGCAGCCACTAAGGGTGCCGGGGCTCAGTCACGCAGTGGTATCGGAACAAGCAAGATCACAGAGATGATCCTGCGGGCCGGCGTAAACTCAGAGCCAGAAAGAACACTGCTGAATACTACAGTCACTATTGTCATCAGCGGCGTAAAGGTAAACGTAAAAGTCGGCGACATCACAAGAAATGGCTCTGTATCGGCATTCGATTCGTCGAAGTATGCGCAGTATCTCGCTGGCACCCTTACCGACGCAGATATGCTGGACCACATCGAGAACGTCCTGCACCCGTGGCTGACAGAGAACGCATCGGATTTACTAAATGAGTCGCACTCTTTAATAGCCGGAAACTTTACCGCAGGCTTTGGCGCGCTAATCGAGTCACAATCTGCAACGCCTATAGCCGCTGAAATGACCGCAAGCTTTGGTGTTAAGGTTGAGGGTGACGCAACAACTATCATAGCGCCTAGATTGAAGTGGGAGACCGTGTCGGAGCCCACAGACATTTGGACAACAATTAACGACGACAGCTATCCATTTGGGTAATTAGATATGGCAGATACTACAACCACAACATACTCATTGACCAAGCCAGAGATTGGTGCGTCAGAGGACACATGGGGAAACAAGTTAAACGCAAACTTGGACTCTATCGATGACCTACTTGATGGCACAACTGCTATACAGCCCAATCTAACTACTGGCTCTTGGAAGGTCGGCGGCACTGCAATTACATCTACCGGCGCAGAGATCAATTACTTGGATGGTGTAACTTCTGCAATACAGACGCAGATTGATTCCAAGCAAGCAACGCTTACTGGCGCGACTACTACGGTGGTTAGTAGCGACCTTACAAGTGACAGAGTGGTTATATCAAACGGGTCAGGGAAGGTGGCTGTCAGTGATGTAACGAGCACAGAGCTTGGTTACTTAGGCGGTGTAACATCGTCAATTCAAACTCAGCTTGACGCTAAGACTGGTGTTACCTTGAGTGACGTTTATCCCGTGGGCTCTGTTTACATTAACGCCAGCGACTCTACTGATCCCGCCACCTTGCTAGGGTTCGGTACGTGGGCGGCATTTGGTGCTGGTCGTGTAATGGCTGGCTTAGACAGTGGCGACACTGACTTTGACGCAGCGGAAGAGACGGGCGGCTCAAAGACTCATACGTTAACAGAGGCAGAGTTACCAGCTCACCATCACAAAACAATTGCAAACGCTGACAGTAACGCGACGTTGACTGCGACTAACCAAGTTGCATTGCGAGACCTTACTGGGTCGCAAGACCAAGAGTATGAGCTGCATGGGACAGCTACTGCGGCAACGCTTGGCAAGTCTTCCGAGGTTGGTAGTGGAAGTGCGCATAACATTATGCAACCTTACATTGTAGTTTATATGTGGAAGCGCACTGCTTAAGAGGTACACATGGCGTTTAATGCTATTGATATACCAGCAGGAGTTTACAGGCACGGTACGGACCTAGAAGGCGCCGGCCGGTGGCGCGATGTAAACCTTGTACGCTGGCGTAACGGCTCCCTTGGGCCCATTGGCGGCTGGCAGGAGCGCGTTAAAACTGGAACTACTGAGGCCTTCACTGCCTCTGATCAGCAAAAGGTTTTTACCTACACGTTTACAAGCCCAGATCGTGCGTCGCAGATCGCCGTTTATCAAAATGGCATTCTGCTGTCGTCTAACGACTACTCAATAGATCTGACCAACAAGAACGTCGTACTCGTAAATCGCGCAAGTGGCGGCGATAGCATACAAATTAAGCTTATATTTTTAGATAAGTCCGTTCGCGGAGCTGTCGCGTGGGTTGATAACTCAGCGAACACCAACATGGCTGTCGGCACGTATGCGAACCTGTATTACATTAGCGCCAGTAACGCAGTCAGTGACATTACTCCGGCATCTTTCACGGCGGGAAGCGAAAGCGCGGCACTTCGGTCTGGCTTTGGTGCTAGTAACTACGGAACCGGATATTACGGAACAGAGAGAGTTTCTACCGGTGAATTTCAAGAGGCGACAACGTGGTCTCTAGATACGTGGGGAGAGTACCTAGTCGCGTGCTCTGTAGATGACGGCAAACTGTACGAGTGGCAGTTAAACGCAGGAACTCCCGCAGCCGTAATAGCGAACGCACCAACATCTAACTTGGCCTTAGTTGTTACCAACGAGCGGTTCCTGTTCGCACTGGGTGCCGGGGGCAACCCCAGAAAGGTGCAATGGTGCGACAAGGAAGACAACACGGCTTGGACCCCGGCGGCAACCAACGAAGCTGGTGACTTTGAGCTTGCGACTAACGGCGAGATCTTGAGCGGTCATAAGATGCGCGGCAGGACTCTGATACTGACTACCACAGACGCGCACATTGCCAGCTACATCGGCCCTCAGCTTGTTTTCCAGTTTCAGCGTGTTGGTACTGATTGCGGTGCGATCTCTCGTCATGCGTGTGTCTCTCACATGGAGGGCGCGTACTGGATGGGCTCTAAGAGCTTCTTTTTCTTTAACGGCTCGGCCGTTCAGGAGATGCCTTGCGAGGTCTTGGATTACGTCTTTACCGATATAAACAACGACCAGCGGTCTAAAGTTACCGCCATGAACAACGCCCAGTACGGCGAAGTTTGGTGGTTCTATCCCTCGGGTGGCTCGCTAGAAAACGACCGGTATGTGGTTTACAACTACCTTGAGAAATATTGGAACATCGGTACGCTTTCCCGTACGTCAGGCTTTGATGCCGGCGTCATGAAGCACCCGATTATGTTTGATGCCAGCGGCAAGCTGTATGACCATGAGACCGGATTTGATCATGACGGTACTGCGCCGCACGCAGAGTCAGGGCCAATAGTGTTTGGGTCTAGCATCGTAAAGGTTAACGAAATTATCCCTGACGAGAAGACGCAAGGTGAGGCAACGCTTACCTTTAAGTCTCGCTTTTACCCTAATGGCGACGAGTTTACTCACGGCCCGTTCACAATGGCTAACCCGGTCAGCGCTAGATTCTCAGGCCGACAGCTACGCATGCGCGTAAATGGCACAGAGCTGAACAACTGGCGATTTGGTGTGCCTCGTCTTAACTTAATACCGGGCGGTAACCGGTGAGCCTTGCCCCTCCACCATTTGGTCCCGAGTGGAAAAACTGGGGCGAGCGTCTTGTGGACCACCTAAATCGCATCCGGTCTAAGCTTGTATTTAAGCAGGCAGGCGACAGCGCTAACGAAGACGGGATCATTCTGTACGACAACACCAACAAGTACCCAGTGATATCTGTCGATGGAGAGTACAAGCAGATTGTCTTAGCAGACGGGCATGGCGATTTTATTATTAGCTCTGATTACGCCTACGCGGCGGCCGATACAACGTATGAATTAAGCTACACCGCAGACAGCAACAATGAAGGATTACCGATCAACGGTTCCCGTATTACCTTTAGCGAGACTGGCTATTACCTTGTAAGTTTTTCTGCTCAGATATTCAGCTCGTCGGCTAGTACGGTGGAGTTTGTGTTTTGGCCGAAGATGAATGGGACAAACTTAACAGGTAGCACGATAAGGGCGGCGCTACACGGAAATTCTGAGACCACAGTGGTGAGTCGTGCGGTGATCTTACACGCTAACGCGGGTGATTATTTGGAGGTTGCCACGGCGTGTGATAGCACGAGCGGGTCGTTAAAGGCCTTTTCGGGGAGCGGCATATCGGATGAGCCTGCAACTCCTGCAACTACACTAACGATCATACGCTTCCATAGGTGATATAATTGACCACTATTGTAGATGAGTTAGTTCGTTGTAAGCCTTGGTTAGAGGCAGCGCTAGAAAGATCAGGTGGTACGCACACGCTAGAAGACGTTGTGCAGTCGATACAGACAGGGGCCATGCAGTTCTGGCCGGCACCGAGAGGTTGCGCAGTGACAGAGATAGTAAGCTACCCGCAGAAGAAGGTTCTGCATATTTTTCTAGCGGGCGGTGAGATGGATCAGATCGTTGACATGGACAGCTCCGCGGTTGAGTTTGCCAAGATGAACGGTTGCACAGGAATGAGTATTGCCGGTCGTAAGGGATGGGCAAAAGTGTTAAAGGAAAAGGGTTATCAAGAAACCTACACGGTTCTAGGAAAGGATATCTAATATGTCAGGCGGAAAAGGCGGCAGCCAAACATCTAGGGTAGAGATACCAGAGTACATCGAGGGGCCATCGCGCAGAAACCTGCAACGCGCTGAGCAGCTCGCACAAGTTGGGTACATGCCCTACTACGGGCCTTCAGTTGCGGCGTTCACTCCCATGCAAACCCAAGCCATGCAATCTACCGCAGACGCGGCGGCGGCCTTCGGGCTTGCTCCGCAGATGGACGTCATGGCCGGGATGCCACAGGCACAAGACTTTGGCGGTGTGCAGGGTTACGGCACCGGTCAAATGTTTGAGCAGGCGCTTTCTGACTTAGCGGCTAACCAGCCCGGTCAGGCGGCGGCGTTTAACCGATTGTTTACCGGCCCTCAAGCAGGCGGTCAAGGCCTTCTGGGTCAAGGCGGTCCAATGGGCGGCTACTCGCCCTTTGGTATGAGCGGCGCCTTACCACCACAGTTTAGTGGAGGGTCACGATAATGGCAGCAGCAGCACCCGGCGGAGCGGCAGGACAGCCCGCACAAGCGCCAGCAGGTCAAAACGTATTCCAGCAGGCACAGATGGGTCAAACCGGCGCAATGATGGGCACGGCGGCAGGCATGGGCTACCAGCCCGCGCAGGTACAAGCCGGACAGATTGCAGGCACAGACCTAACCCCTTACTTCAACCCGTTTGAGCAAACTGTTGTTCAGCAGTCACTTGGGGATATTGAGCAGGCCCGTCAGATGCAAGCTAATCAGCTCGCGTCTCAGGCGCAACGTGCAGGAGCCTTTGGTGGCTCTCGCTCTGCGATCCTAGAGTCACAAGCTAACGAAGCTGCTATGCAGCAGGCGGCACGTACTGCGTCTAACCTTCGACTAGGCGGCTTCCAGCAAGCACAGCAAATGGCTGGGCAGGATATCAGTCGTCAGATGCAGGCAGCACTCGCTAACCAGCAAGCGGGGCTCGCAGGTGCAGGTCAACGGCTTTCGGCGGCTGGTCAGCTAGGCGGTTTAGCTCAGCAGGCATTCGGCATGGGTCGTGGTCTACAGCAGGACATGGCGCAGCAGGGCGCGCTTCAGCAGATGTTAAACCAGCAGATCTTTGATCGTGCGCGTGAGCAGTTCCAAGGCTATACCTCATTCCCTGAGCGATCTCTGGGATACGTGGCGTCTGCACTTGGTGTGGCTCCTGTGCCGCAGACACAGACTACGGAGCGCCAGCCGGGACTGTTTGATTATCTGTCACTGGCAGCAGGACTTGGAGGTTAATCATGGTAGACACCGGAGGAAGCCCAACTCCTCAAGGAGGCGGTCTGAGCTTTTTGGATAAGCTTAGCGAAGAAGATAAGAAGCGCCTTATGATGTTAGGAAAGCTAGGTCAAGGTGCGGCGGCTTTTGGCGGGCAACCAATGAATATGCAAATGACTCCGCTCCAGCGGGGTGGTGGTTTGTTAGGCATGATGGCGGTGCCGCAAATGCAGGCAGGTCAGGGTGGCGGCAGTTTAAATTACGGTGGCGCTGGCGCCGATGACAGGACAGGCGTAGAAAAGTTGATGGGCTTGCTTGAAAGACTTGCTACTGCGGGAGTAATTGGCTGATGACACCAGAAGAGCTTAAATTTTTAGAAATGCGGCGCGAAGAAGAGCGCCAACGCGCCAATATGGCGGCACAGCAAGGGCTAATGGCTAGACTTGCGCAGGGCGCTGTTATGGCAGACGGAACACCAACCGCCATGACACCAACACCTCAACAAGATATAAACCTGCAACTACAACGCAGGATGGCGCCTGCAAGTTTGCAGAGAGAACAAAACTTCATGCGTGGTATGCAAGAGGTGCAGGCTGCTACTGAGGCGCAAGACCCCCGTAATGTGCCGCAAAAATCATTACTGGGGTCGATTGGCTCATTTTTTGGTGACCGGGCTCGTGATCCGGCTTATATGGCTCGCTTATCGGCAGGGCTTCAGTCAATGACCTTAAACCCTAACCAGCAGTTCATTCAGAGTCAGATGCAGCGCGCGGGCGATATACAAACTGCACGCCAAGAAGCACAGCAGGCAAACGTCACTGCGCAATACTTCAGACAGCAAGGACAGCCACAAATCGCTGACCTGATTGAGAGTGTTCCGGGTATAGGTGCGGAGGCACTGAAAACCTTGTTCCGCGAGCCTGCAAAGACTCCATCGATCTTGCAGGAATATTTGTTCGCCGTGTCTCAAAACCCAGAGCTAACTTACGAGCAGTTTTTGAACCTTAAAGAGTCTGGCACAACCGTAAACATTCCACCGCCGGATGTGGCTGGTGAGGCTGCGATGAAGCAGCTACCCGTTGCATTTAAAGAGCTTACAGACATCGGTGCCAATGCGCGCGCGCAGTTGAGTGCCATAGGCCAATTAGGACGTGCTTTGTCTGGAGTTGAGACGGGTGGATTTGCAGAAACTAAAAAGAACCTGCTCGGATTGGCTGATAGGTTGGGTGTTTCAGTAGACACTGAGGAACTTGGACGCCTGCAAACTGTTGACGCAATTGCTAATCAGTTGGTGGCCGCAGAGCTAAGGCAGAACAAAGGTCCGCAGACCGATTTTGATGCACGGTTTACGCAGAGGTTTTTGCCGGGGCTTGGTCAACGAAAAGAAGCTAACGACGCAATCATCAGTTATATGAATTCGCGCAACCTAAGAGACGCATTGATTGGCTCATACGCAAGCACAAACCGAAGTTTTGACGCCAGCGATGTAAACGTCATGCGTAATGCAAACATTATGCGGCAGACGGTTGGCTCTGTTATCTACAAGGGCGACGATCCTGTAACGCTCGAAGAGTTCGTTTCTGCCAATAGGGCGGCAGGAAAATCAGACTCAGAAATATTAATAGACTGGTACGCAGAGCATGACCCACGAGGCGCGGCTGCTATGAGAGGTGTCCAGTAATGCCAAGCGTGCAAGAGATCATCGAGGAAAGAAAAAAGAAAACGCCAGTTGCGGCAGATTCTGTGGAGTTAGCCGGTGGTCGCCTAGTAGAGCGCGAAGGTAAACAGTTCTTTGTATCCCCCGGCTACAGCACCTCTGATCCAGAAAAAATTGCTGAGATTGTTGCTCAAGCAAAGCAAGGACAAACAGCGCGGCAATTAGCCGAATCGGAAATCAGACAAGAAATGGTTAGCTCTCAGCCGTTCTCTGCAGCAGCAGCCAAGGTCACTCAAGGCATTCCATATATTGGGGAGTTTTTGCCCGAGGCCATTGGAACAGTTAGCCCTGTCGGTCAAGAGCGCGTAGAGCGCCTGCAAAGGGCTACAGAGGAAGAATATCCTGCGGCAAGTGCGGCAGGACGCATGGGCGCTGCAGCAATAACAGGGTTATTAGCACCCGGCACCGTGCCTTCTACAGTGGCCGGAGCAGCTGGTCGAGGCGCATTGTTTGGAGGGTCTGAAGCTGCTGTTAGTGGGTTCGGTGCTGCAGAAGGCGATGTATTTGAAAGAGGCCGAGAGGCGATTCCTACCGGGATTACTGGGGCGGTTCTTGGCAGTGGAATGGCCGGCCTAATAGGCTTGTTTACAAAAGGAACCACTAGTACGGCTGGGTTAGATGCGGCCGCAAGAAAAGTTGCAAGTGAGCTAGGAATATCTAAGGAGGCGGCGATGGTTATAGGCCAAACGCTGTCACGAGAAGGCAGCTCTCTTGAGGATGCTTTACAAAACATACGTCGGGCTGGCGATCAGGGTATGATTGCCGACGCAGACATCGCTACGGCTAAGCTTTTAGATGCTGTAATAGCGTCAGGCGGTGAAGCGGCTACTGTTGGCCGTGGCGCTGTAACAGAGCGCGCTGCAGAGCAGTCTGCGCAACTTAGTGGCGCAATGACCCGAGCCTTGGGTGCTGAGCCGGTTGGAATGAGAACGGCGGCAGAGCAGGCGGCAGCACGGTATGCGCCAATGACTCGGCTTTCATACGCAGAGGCTTACGCGTCACCTATCAACTACACCAGCGCAGCGGGTATAGAAATTGAAGGCCTAATTAAGCGAGTGCCGGCAGACGAGCTACGCGCCGCCTTTAAAGAAGCCAATGACGTAATGCAATTGCAAGGCATCCAGAACCAGCAGATCAGGGCGACAATTAACGACGACGGTAGTATTGATTACGAAGAGATGCCTAACGTCATACAGCTTGATTTCTTAAAGCGCGCCATGCAGCGAATTGCATACTCAGACCAATACACAGACAAGTTTGGCCGGCCTACCGGCAAAGGCGCAGACCTAAACATTGTGGCAGGTAAGCTACGTGACGCTTTAGGTCGTGCGGTGCCATCTTATGACCGCGCCGTATCAATGGGCGGCAATGCCATACGAGAGCGTCAGGCAGGCGAGCTTGGTAATGTGTTGCTGAACGACCGGGTTACCCGCGACGAGCTGACAGAGGCCGTCAGAGGCGCCTCTAAGACCGAGATGGACGCTCTGCGGCTAGGCGTGCGCAATCAGATCGACGAGCTTATGGCAAACGTCAAAACATCCATATCTTCCGGTGACCAGCCTGCCATTGAGGAAGCGAGAAAGCTATTACGGCAGCTATCAAGCGGCGCGAATCGGCAGAAGCTGCAAATGATTTTAACGCCGCAAAGGTATGGGCAGCTGAATAAGAAATTAAGTGAAATACGAGCTGCTCTTGAGTTGCAGGCAAACGTGGCGCCAAACAGTGCTACTGCATTGCGCCAGAAGGTGATGCAAGACATCGATGAGATCACCAGCCTCGGCGTAGTGGGCAGCGCACTGCGTGGTGAGCCATTGCAGGCCGGACAACGAGTAATTCAAGCTCTCACGGGCATGACTGATGAGGCGATGGTTGCCCGGAAAAATGAGATACTGCGTGAAGTTGCACAGGCTTTAACGCAAAAGCGAGGGAAAGACGCAGAGGCTGCGCTGCGCTATGTTTCTGAGGCTATTCAAAAAGGTCAAATCACTGAGGCCAAGGCAAATTTTGTAAATCAAGTGCTACAGCGCACAATGGTGCCGGCAGGCGTAGAGATGAGCGGGCAAGTAACTGAAGGCATGGGGCTTTAATATGTTAAAACCAATGACAGACCTAGAGATCGAAGGCATTGTCCGTGAGGCGATTACTGATGCTGTTGATTTCTGTGAGTCCGAGATAGCCGAGGACCGAATCAAAGCCCAGCGCTACTTTGATGGTGAGGTCGACATTGGCGAAGAAGACGGTCGGTCTCGGGTTGTTGCCACAAAGGTCCGGGATACTATCCGCGCTATTAAGCCTTCTTTGATGCGTGTATTTCTAAATACTGATAAGCCTGTCGAATATGTTCCGCGTGGAACAGAAGACGTGGTTATGGCCGAGCAGGCCACAAAGTACATGCACTACCAGTTCAACGAACTAAACGGGTACAGGGTACTAAACGATGCAATACACGACGCGCTGGTTAAAAAAGTCGGGGTGGTCAAGGTTTACTACGACACTTACCAAGAGCAAGAAATATTTGATTTCCAAGATCTCAACGACATGGAGTTCACTCTGCTCGTTAATGAAGACGACGTGGAAGTCATTAAGCACACAGCAAAAATGGTCATGGAAGTCGATGAGTTTGGCATGGAGATCGAAGCTCCACGTCATGATCTCAAGCTGTCGCGCACGGTTGATCGCGGCAAAATGTGCATCGAAAGCGTTCCTCCAGAAGAGTTTTTCATTGATCGTAACTCGCGTTCAATCGATGACTACTACTGCGTGGCTCACCGTACGGAAATGCGTGTTGGTGACTTGGTCGCTATGGGCTACGACTTTGAGGAAGTTAAAGATTTAAGCGGCTTAGAACACTCAGACACTTTTTCTGAGGTCGAAGAGTACGAGCGACGTGGCTATGAAACCGATTACGCTGAGGAGGACATACAAGACCCCTCTATGCGCCCTGTCGCAGTGACTGAGGCGTACATGAAGATCGACGTTAACGGCACCGGCGTAGCCCAGATGCACAAAATCCTCATGGGTGGAAACCAGTACAAGCTGTTAGATTACGAGCCCTGCTCTCACTTGCCCTTCGCGGTGTTTGAGGTAGACCCAGAGCCTCACACATTCTACGGCCGGTCGGTCGCCGATCTTATTCTGAACGATCAAGACGCGGCCACGGCCATGCTCCGTGGTGTTTTAGATAACGTCGCACTTACTAACAATCCCCGAATCGAGATCGTAGACGGCGCGGTCAACGTAGACGACATTCTTAATAACGAGATTGGCGGTGTCATCCGAGTCAAGCAGGCCGGGGTTATTAATCCGCAGGCTGTTCCTTTTGTAGCCGGGCAGACTCTTTCTGCCTTGCAATACTTCGACCAGCAGGTAGAGGACAAGACAGGCGTTACTAAGGCATCTACAGGCCTTTCCCCTGACAGCCTACAGGCTACAACTGCAACGGCCGTACAGGCGACTGTACAGGCTCAGGCGGCACAGACTGAGGTCATGGCACGCAATCTCGCAGAAGGCGGCATGCGTCAGATGTTTAAGCTTATGCTGAAGTGCATGGTTGAGAATGTAGACGAAGAGCAAATGATGCGCCTGCAAGGCCAGTCGTATACTCCGGTCGATCCCCGGTCATGGAATGCCGGCATGGATGTCTCTATTAACGTGGGCCTAGGGACTGGGCGCGAAGACCAAAAGATCGCTGTACTTAATCAAGCGCTACAGACGCAGATACAAATATTCCAGACCTACGGGCCCGGTAACGGCATGGTGTCACTGACCAACATCCGCAACACGCTGTCCGACATCTTAGCAATTAATGGAATCAGAAATGCTGACCGCTACTTTGCGCCGATGGACCCAATGATTGAGCAGCAAATGATGATGCAACAGCAGCAGGCTCAGCAGGGACAGCAAGCCGATCCAAACGCGGCTTACTTGCAGGCAGAGCAAATGAAAGCTCAGGCCAAGATGCAAACTGATCAACTTAAGCTACAGCTAGAGGCGCAGAAGGCTATCGCTGAAGACGACCGCAAGCGCGACGAAATGGATCAAGACCTCTTGTTATCTGCCGCAGAGATCATAGGTAAGTATGGTACGGCGGTAGATGTGGAGAGAATCAAGCAGCTACAGAACGCGCCACGATATCCAGAGGCACAACCAGCTCAGGCAGCGGTAGGTAGCACGTTTTGAACATAAAAGATCGAGCAGCGCACGTTAAAAGACTCAAGCAGGACGAGGCCTTTAATGCGTTAATCGAAGATATTAAGGAGGACGCAGCCAACGTCTTCCTGAACCCGCACTCCTCATACGAGGACCGGGAGGAAGCTCATCACATAGTGAGGGCGTTAGCGAAGATTGAGGATCGCATGGCAGTCATCCTTACGGATGAGGCGATGTTCGACAAACAGCAACAGAGAGGATCAGCACCGTGGAAACGACTGATGAAGTGACATTCGATGGAAGCATCGAGTCGGCGATAGGCCAACTGATACAAACCGAAACTGAAGAGCAACCCGAAGAGGCCGTTGAGGTCGAAGAGGATTCTGAGGAAGAGGAGCAGGAGGACTATGAGCCAGAACAGGATGACGAGGTAGAACAGGACTACGAAGAGGACGCTGAGGAAGAAGCCGATTCTGAGGAACCCGAAACCTTTACCGTCAAAGTAGATGGTATTGAGCAACGGGTCACCCTAGAGGATCTCAAGCAAGGATACAGTGGTCAGCAATATGTCCAGCAGGGAATGCAGCAGGTTGCCGAGATGCGAAAGCAGTTCGAGCAGATTGCCGGTGATTTCCTGAATGAGCGCGAGCAAGCGAAAGCTATTTTTGCCCAAGTGCAAAACATGCAAATACCGTCAGCCCCTGTGCCACCCAGCGAGGAAAAATTTTCGTCTGACCCAGTAGGTTATTTGGAAGCGAAAATGAAGTATGACCGGGAGGCTAATGAATATCAGCAGAAGATGGCTGAGGTTCAGCAGGCACTAGCAGGCAACTCCCAAGCGGAGCAGCAGGCTAGGAACGCTTATTTACAGAGAGAAATGGATACGCTTAAGCAGGTTATTCCTGACTTCGCCGATCCCGAGAAGGCCCAAGGCCTTCGCAACAATATGTTATCGGTTAGCCAGCAAACTTACGGGTTTGACCCGCAAGAGATTGCGGCCATTACTGATCACCGTGTACTCCGGGTACTGCACGATGCCATCCAATACAGGGCGGCACAGGGCGGCAAGGAACAGGCGATCAAGAAGGCCAAGGCAAAGCCTAAGCGTACTGTTAAGCCGGGTGCCAAGAAGACGGCGTCAAACCGTGACTCTTCAAGACAAGCTAGATCGAAACTAAAACGCTCAGGCAGCATCCAAGATGCGATGAGCTTAATCCTTAATGAGAGGTAATTATCATGGCACAGAAGTCAAACACCTTTGATTCATACGACGCCAACGGCATCCGTGAGTCACTTGAGGACATCATTTATGATGTATCTCCTGAAGAAACGCCCTTCTACACCAAGTGTGGCAAGGTAAAAGCAACCAACACTCTCCACGAGTGGCAGACAGACGCTCTTCGCTCTTCAGCATCTAATGCGCACATTGAAGGCGACGAGACAACTGGTGAGGCACGTACTGCGACTGCTCGCAGAAACAACCGCACTCAGATCTTCAAGAACGCTGTTGTCATTCCTGATACAGACGAGGGTCTAAACAAGGCAGGTCGTGCTGCCGAAATGGCTTACCAGACACTCAAGATTGCTAAAGAGCAAAAGCTTGATATCGAGAAGGCTCTTTTAGATAACAACGCGGCAGTAGCTGGTAATGCAACTACAGCTCGTGAGCTTGCTGGTGCGCCTGCTTGGTTGATCACCAACACCTCATTTGGTTCTGGTGGTGCTGATGCAACCGGTGACGGTTCTAACGCACGTACTGACGGTACTCAGCGTACTTTCACTCAGACTCTGTTTGACGACGTTATGCAGTCAATCTGGGAGCAAGGCGGCAACCCTGACTCTGTCTACTTGTCAGCATTCCAGATGAACAAGGCACTGGGTTTCGAAGGAAACAACAACCAGCGTTCAACTGTTAAAGCTGAAGACGAGCGTGTTGTTAAGCACATGGATGTCTACGTTACTCCTTGGGGTACAGTAGAGTTCATTCCTTCGCGTGAGAACCGAGGACGTGACGTCTTCATCATGCAGGATGATATGTGGGCTGTTGGTGTTTTACGTCCTACCAAGAACGTAGCACTTGCTAAGACTGGTGACGCGACTACACGTCAGGTCACAACTGAGCTAACTCTTATTTGTAAAAATGAGAAAGCATCAGGCATGGTCGCTGACTGCTCAACGTCTTAATTTGATTAAGGCTCCGGGGGCTTCGGCCCCTTTTTTTGAGGAATTGATATGCATAAGGTAACTATCAGCACGCTGTTTATTGACGGCAAGAAGCATGTCCGAGGCGACATGGTGGATTTAACAGCAGATCAGGCTGCAAAGTACGGTAACAGCGTAGAGCCTTGTGACGCACCTAAGCCTAAAGCGAAGGCAAAGCCAAAAGCCAAGCCAAAAGCAAAGGCGGCACCGCGCAAGAAGAGAGTTGCGAAAAGTGAAGACTAAAGAGAGATTTCACAACAATCACGACGGCACCTTTGTCGTAGAAAAGCAGTACGACAATACGCCCTATTTAGAGCGCACGCAGTTCCTGCGATCTATGGGCGCTGGCAAACTTCCTGATTCATGGTGTGTCGGGTCAATCCCTATGCACTTGCTGGCGCAGTGGATGAAGGAAGAGAATGTCGAGTGGACAGACATTGAGGGCCGTAAGAAGCTCATTATGCGCAAGCTTAACGACCCAGATTTTAAGAAGCTGCGGATCGTTGAAGGACGGATCTAAGCGTGTGCTAGAGGCTAAAATCGATGCCCTAAATCGACAGATAGAGGCATTGATGAAAGAGCGAGACGCCTTAACGCGGATGTACATAGGAGATTTTGATGAAATCATTACTGATGCTGAGTACACCGTTATTGATGTTGATAGCCCTCAGCACAAGCGCTCAAGAGCCAATCGTAACCGAATCGACCACGACTAGTACGGTTACCACAAATGGCTCGATGAAGACCAAGGTGGAGTCCCCGCCACCATCAGCTATTTCCCCTCAAATCATATCCGGCGGTAACTCTGACCTTTGCACGGTCGGCGTGGCCGGGGCTGTGCAGACCCAGATCCTTGGTATCTCGATGGGTACAACGATTACCGAAGAAAACTGCGTCACCTTGAAGCGTGCCAAGACCTTGTACGATATGGGGATGAAGGTAGCAGCGGTCTCAGTAATGTGTGCCGGGTCCGAGCAGGTCTTCGATGCCATGATGAACGCAGGCACACCCTGCCCGTATAACGGGATGATAGGCGATGCTGCAAAGGAGGCGTGGGAGGCGGATCAGCTTACTGCCGACGTCACTATGGTTAGCGAAAAAACTGGAGAAGCAAATGACGATACCGCAAAAGGTGCCGGCGCTGTTGCTGGCGTTCTGGGCCTCTTACTCCTGCTCTGAGACCATTTATGGCATAACAACCAATGCGGCGTTTACGGGCCTCAATTGGACTATGAGCAACATTCTGCCTGATCAGGCGGGATTGCAGGTGACCGGTGTCGTTTACCAGTACACGGCAATTAAAGACCCAGAAGACGACATGATCGTGTACGTGCAGAATCAAAACGCACAATCTGACGGCTATATCTTCCGCGAGACAGACGATTGGTCAGGCCTGCCCGGCAATACAATCAACAAACTGATACCGGTCGGTGACATTCCCATACAGATGTGGGGCGATGGCTCTATAGATGTTGAGGGCCAAGGTCAGGTCACTGAACCCAATGTGGTCTACACCTACAAGTACGACCCATGCTTCGATCCCCAAAGTGACCCCTCATGCCCGGGCTACATGCCGCCAATCCCAGAGCCGGAAACCATAGATGTTTACGACGCTCTTAATGATCAGGCCGTGTTAGACGCCACAAAAGAAACGGACCCGGACTTGTTCGACCGCGACAACAAGAACAGGAGAGAAGCAAAAAGAGAGGCCGATGACCGGTTAGAGCAGGGTCTTGCGGCTTCTGAGAATGCTCTTAATATTGCAAGCGGCGCTGCGCAAGATTTTATGGTGGCGGCGATGGCTAATGAGATGCGGTTTGACCCGTATTACGCAGCAAAAATTAAAGGTGGCGTTTACCTAGAGTCGGTGACGCTGCCGGTAAAGGATATACCTGATAACCCGCGAGGCTTACGTAACGGCCTTGCGCAACAGCTCCTACACCAACAAATGATTGAATCACAATACAAGTAAGGATGTAACGATGCACAAATTAGCAGTAAGCGCGCTGGCATGTTTAGCATTGCCGGCAATGGGGGAAGAGGCAATCATTACGGGCAACGTGGAGTCCAAGTGCCAAATCAATACCGATATCAATGGCGTATTCGGCAACCCTACGGCCGGCACTCTCAGCACCCTGCCAGCAGATGGCGGTGTTATGCCCATCATTCGATATGACGTTGCACTGGGAGAGGCTTACACGGCTCGTGTCATTGCCCCTAACAGCTTCAGCACGTCACCCACATTAGACGATATTGTTACGTGGACTGCGGATGTTGAGGTGAGCGAGGTTTCTGACACAGCGATGTCTGACTATGAGACTGACAAAATCCAATACGAGTACACGAGCGAGTTTGACCTACACACCGCGGGATCTACGTGGTTTAAGGTTACAAGCAAAGCGGAATATGGCTACGGCCGGTCGTTCCCCGGTGGTCAGTATCGTGCAATCGTGATGGCAGAATGTATCGCCAACTAAGAGTGCTTTACAAAACACTAGCGGTAATTCTGGCGTCTGTTGCGACATTTGCGCAGGCGCACGAGATGCTGCCAACCTATCCGCGCCTGAAGCCGTCCTATGTTGACGACATCATGCAGACCAAGATGCGGATGTTTAACAAGCGGCAAGACGTTGAGTGGTATGAGATAGGCGTCTTTGATGCCGAGTGGAATCCAGTGCCATTTGTCACTGGTTATCGCATATTAAAGCTGGAGTACCTGTCGCACGTTACTTTCGACGTGTATATCAGGGAGTCTGACGCAAGGCGCGCACACTACATTTGCTCGCAATCAAAGTTGCGGCGTGATGACCTTGAAGGCACGTTAATTGCATCGCGAATATGCTCTAAATTTAAGCCGCCACTACTATGAAGAGAATCGTACTTTTACTGCCTTTTCTGTGTACCAGCGCTTACGGGCAGAATAACTCGCTAAACCTACAGCTACCCAGCGGGCCTACTAGCTATCAATCGGACAAGTTCCGAGCCGGTGACCTTGATTGCTCTAACGCGATTGGTGGCGGTACGAACCTAGAGTTTGGCGTTACCGGAATTATTAACAATGCTGAAGACCCTTTTTCTGGCCGTGATCCTATCAATCCACAACGGAAAGATATCGGCGTCTATGCGCGCATTGTGATCCCTCTGGATGGCCCTGAAGAGCGAATTAACTGCAACACCTTGTACAAGCTAGAGCTGGAGAAGAAACAGCTAGAGGTGCTGAAGCTGCGACGTGAGGTAGAAAACTTACGAAAAATGGCGGCTAGTGAGGGGGAGTTTGAGAATTGAGCGAAGACATCGAAGATCAGGTCAAGATGGTAACCGGGCATGTGTCCCGGATGTCGTGGGGTGCTCGCATCGCGGCCTTTGGTGTGGTTAGTAGCTTGTGCGGCACGCTGTATGGCGGCTTCTTGATGTACCAAAAGGTCGAAGAGATCGCGACATTAGATCTCGGGGCGTACCAGCAGCAGATGGAGGTCATGGATACAAAGGTGACCGAGGCCGTGGAGTACAGCCGGGACATTAAAAACGGCTTGCGCGATGATATAATCAGGATCGAACAGCAGGCGGATCGCACTGAAGACCTAGTTCGGAGCAACACCAGAGAGCTACGTGACGCGATGGATGCTGTGCAGAAAGACGCGCGAGAGATGATTGACGCCGCAGACGAGCGGTTTGAGACTCGTCGTGAGCAGTTACGTGCGTCACAAGATCAAGATATGAAGGAGCTGGAGGAGCGGTTAGAGGCGCTAGTCCAGAAGGCATTAGATAACCCACTGGCGGATAAGTAATGGACACAGCAGGAGAGGCGTTAAAGCGCATAGAGATACACCAAGCGGAGTGTGAGGTGCTGCGCAAGTCAATAGATGACAGGCTGGACAGAATAGAAAAGCGACTTGATGACGGTGGGAATCAGTTTAAGCGACTCGAAAGAATGATCTGGGGCAACACGGTTCTCGTGGTTAGCCTACTAAAAGGCATGGAGTATTTAGGATGAAGTTTGATGCAATCAAAGGATTGGTAGGCGATCTCGCCCCCACCATCGGAGCGGCCCTTGGTGGCCCTGTAGGCGGAGCAGCGGCAGGCATGCTGGCGCAGGTGCTAGGTTGTGAGCCTACGCCACAGAAGATTGAGAAGGCGCTACAGACCGCCACACCGGAACAACTGGCTGAGATCAAAAAAGCTGAACTTGACTTTGAAGTTAAGATGAAAGAGCTTGAAGTTGATGTATTCACGTTAGAAACGAAGGATATACAGCATGCTAGAGAGTCTTTCTCAGAAGATTGGACAGCTCGCGCAATTGCACTTCTGTCCATACTGCTTTTTGGTGGCTATGTGCTTCTCGTTACTCTTCAGCCTGCTGATGACAACGACCTCAATGTCGTTAACCTCGTGCTGGGTTATCTCGGGGGCATCGTGTCTTCTGTGGTGAGCTTTTACTTCGGTGCAAGTAAGTCGGGGTCAAAATGAGCAAGCTATCTGATCAACTACGAATCCACGAGGGCGTGCGCAAGCACGTATACCTTTGCTCTGCTGGCTACGAGACCATTGGTGTAGGCCGTAACATTGCCGAATCCGGCCTTGGCTTGTCTGACGACGAGATCGACTACCTGCTAGAGAATGACATTCAACGATGCTACAGAGAGCTGTTGGTGTTTCCTTGGTTTATTGATCTAGAGCCGGTCAGGCAGGATGCAATGGTCAATCTTTGCTTCAACCTAGGAATCACAACTCTCAAAAAGTTCAGCAACGCATTGGCTAGCATGGAGGCCGGCGCTTACTCAGATGCGGCAGAGCACTTTTTAGACTCTCGCTGGGCCAGTCAGGTAGGCAACCGGGCGCAAGAAGTAGCGCATATGATCCGTACCGCTGAGTACCCCTAAGTTCCACGTAGAACACTCTTATGTCGCTTAAGGCGACACACGTAGCGCGGTAGCTATGACACTGGCTGTGTCAGATGTTGCAACACACGTTATATGTATGTAGTATCTCTAATGTGCAATTAAGCACATACGGGAGAAGGCTATGTACGTTGATATCTATGACCTCAATCAGAGGTTTCCGGGTTGGCAATCAGACATTGATCTAATCGTTGGCGAAATGCGTGGCGAGCTAGTCGCGTGGGCGTTTCTTAATGATTACGACGAGTTGATGTCTACTGCCATTTTTGAAGTTTTTTATAAGGCCGATGACCAGTCGTGTCGTAAGGACATGGCTGAGTGGCTTATGAATCTATTCGTTGACAGTCAGGCATCAGGGCCGTGGGTTGATAAGACGCGCGACCTGTACTGGGATGGTTGTCGCTGGTTCCTTGAGAAGTATTTGGTTGAGGAGTCACATAACCACAACGCTCAGATGGGCGAGCCTGACGATCTGTCTGCTTATAAGTATGAGAGGGGGGTGTCGCTATGAGCGATAAGTTACTGAGTCAAGAAGAGCTGGATGCGCTGTTCTGGATTACTGACCGGCCTAAGACTGTCGGTGAGGCCCAGATGGATGCACGGCTACAGGATTACCTAGAGCTGTGTGAGCAGGCGTTTATTGCCGGCTGGACTGACTGCGAGGAAAACATCCTTGCGGGAGAGCACAAAACAGATGCCTATTACAACGGCTATCACCAATCGATGAAGCTCAAGGGGGAGCGCAATGATTGATTACGAAGAAGTGTTAACGAAGAGCTGGGAGCATGCCATGCGGTTATTGGCTAGAGAGTTTAGGCATGGCTTTGAGACCGGGTATCACGGTCGCTATATGGAGCTGAGGCCACGCATGTCTGATGCGTTCTCACAGGGGTATGCAGCAGGCGAGGAGCTTGCACGCGTGGAGTATGCGCAGAGTGCAGCTCCACAACAGGGTTACGAAGATGTGACCTATGAAGAAATGGCAAAGGGAGCTTAGTTATGAAAATTGATAAGAACATTCCGTTTTATGGTGTTACTAAATGCTGGGCATGGCTGAACGAAATGGAAGTCGGGGATAGTGTTTTAATTACCGACGCAGGTGCAGACTCAATGCACTTTAAAAGTAAAGACGTCATGCGGAACAACATAATGAGGCAATTGCAGATGCGGGAAATGAAAGGCAAGTCTCGCAGATTGTCATGCGGGGATATTCGCTTATGGAGGATTAAGTAATGAGTGATATTCCACAGCCCGTTATTGATGCTTTAAAAGAGATCGATGAGACAGCCAAGACATCCACTTGGGATTGCCACGGTACTCGCGTAATCCTGCACAAAGCGCTTGAGAAGATTGCCGCAAAGAAAGGTATCACCTTTGATGCGCCCGTCCACTTAGTCACTGACCCAGTCAACAAGCAGGTAGCGATTCAAGTTACCGGGAGGCTAGGTGATATGGAGGCTTGGTCAATCGGTGAGGTTGCGCCAAACAACTGCAAGAACGCTTACCCGTTCGCTATGGCAGAGAAGCGCGCCAAAGACCGGGTGATCCTCAAGCTGGCCGGTTTACACGGTTACGTGTACTCAGAGGATGAGGCTGAAGACTTCAAAGAATCACCTCACGCCGCACTGCTGGCTTACAACGAGGCAGTGCGCAAGAACATCGACTTTGTGCTTGATGTTAAGACAGCGATAGCCAATGAGGAATGGGATCAATTGCGAGCGATCATCGAAGAAACGCCAAACGATGTGAAACTTGCTTTAAACCTTGCCCCCAGTAAGGGCGGCATTTTTACAACGCACGAAGTTAAGTGCATGAAGCAAAACCCAAAGGGAGATAAGTAATGGAGTATGACAACACTAACCGGGGCGTTCTATTTAAGAACGACAAGAAGGCCGATGAGAGGCATCCTGATTACAAGGGAAGTTACACGGACGTCAATGGCAATGACCACTGGCTCAATGCGTGGTTGGCTAAAGATAAGAATGGTAACACCTACATGCGCCTCACGACCAAGCTTAAGGATGATGTCCACAAGCAAGGCATGCAGCAGGCGCGTCAGGTGATAGATCAGGGAGATGATAGTGACATCCCATTCTAAACGCGCCGCAGAGCGATTCTGCGAGCTTCTAAGGGACGTTGATGATCAGGCAGGTTCACACCTCGGATTAGGGTTAAACGTCTCTAGGGCCACTGTATATCGCTGGAGACAGCAGATTGATTCAGTGGACACACTCGGCATGCTGGCTGATTACTTCGGTGTGCCAATTACTGAGTTCTTACGGGAGAAAGAGCAATGAGTCAGAAGAAAAGGATCTTGTCGCACCTAAACAGCGGTAAGCGACTAACAAGGCTGAGTGCATGGCATGAGCTAGGGGTTATTGAGTGCCCGGCACGTATTTCTGAGTTAAGGGCAGAGGGTTACACAATCTTCTCAGAGCGGAAGACGGTGTTGAATCGATTCGGTGAGTCAGTGCGGATTGCCGAATGGTTTATGCCGTTGCAATGTAAACGTCCCTGAAAAAAGAAACCCCCTCAAGAGAGGGGGAGTCACGGGAGTTCCACTATGTTGACTAAGGGGGTCAAACTTGTGGTATCTTCAACCTCGGCTAAGAAGACAAAGATGTGTGTATTGTACGTTACGTTACAACGTGTGACAACTCGTTACGATGTGTAACAACTTGTTACCTTTCTACACACTTCTTTCCTTCAAGTCAGAGATTACTGGGCGTTAGGCCGGGGAACCGAAGAACCCCGGAGCGGAGTTGACCCTCTTCATGATGCGCCCCGCTGGCTGAGAGCAAGTCAAGCGGATAGATGACAAGATTCGATACAGTAATTAACGCTCGTCATTATTAACTAACTTCATGTCAGAGCTTGCTCTGGCATTAAAAGGGGAAGTGTGGATGAAATTAAGTAAAGAAGTAAGACTTCGGCTCTGCGAGTGGGGCGGTGAAGGTGGGATTGTCGTAAGTGATGGTTGGGAGGATAAAGACGCTCTTTTACGAGCAGATATTCTTAAAGATTGGATAGAGGATCTCACTTGCTTGTACAGTGATGCACTGCTTGATATGGGTGGGGCCAACGCGACAGGCGTACAATTCATTGAGTTAACTGAAGAGTATTTTTCAGTAGTAAGAGGCGGAAAATAATGAATCAGTTCGTAGTTGTAGATATGCGGTCAGGCATGATGGATGGCATGTATCCGAGCCTTGAGGATGCCAAGGAAATGGCCGAGTTCATGGAAAGTCGTTACAAAGGTAGTTTTTTTAGAGTGCTAGAAATGCATGATGATGGCCGTGAGTGTCCGTGGTTTTTCCCGCCTGATCATCTCATGCACTGGGAAATGAAGAAGGTTTTCTATCAGGACAGGGAGTACGTGCAGTGATAATTCTAAAAGACGGCACCTATTACGAGCCAAGTGACGAAGAGATCATTAACTGGCAGAGAGCCTACGACAAGATCGATGTGCATAAGGAACTGGCAGCCATCGGTAACTGGGCTGACGCTAATCCGGGCAAGCGAAAGGTCAACGGCCC